TCATGGCTGACCGCGCGGCCGGTGGAGAATGCGCCAGACGCCGATGAGCCCGACGGCGGCGCCGCAGACCGAGGCGATGGTCGCGGCGACGATGTTGATGGTGGTGAGCAGGCTGACCCAGAACGGCGTCGTCATCAGGACAACGCCGGTCGCGGTCTGGGCGTAGTCGGCGGCGGCGGAGGTCGCGCCGTTCAGCGCGGCCTGGGCGATGGATGATTCCGGCATGGTTGCGCTCCTTTGCGTCCGGACATGAAAAAGCCGCCCGAAGGCGGCTGTTGGCGGTGGATGCGGGTGGGCGTTCAGTGCTGGGTGCGCATGAAGCTCGCGCTCGCCGCCTCCTGCGCCTTGATCCATGCTTGCAGATCGATCAGCTGCTGGCGGGTTTCGTTGCAGGAGCCGTAATTGGCGGTGATTGTGTCGGCGACGGCAGAGAGTTCAACGCCGGAGGGGTCGTCATCAGATTGCCCGGGGCCGAGGGGAACGGGGGGCAGGTTACCGGCGGCGCCGTCGTGCAGGCGGACAAAGCCGCGAGGAACGGAACACTGCTTATCAGCTTTGACGGTGACATATTTGGGGACCTCGATGAGTTCGGTGTTGGTGAAAGTTGTGATCTTGCCCAGATCGATCGCGGCGCCGGTGGCGGCGTTCTGGGTGATCCGGTCGGCGGTCGCGGTCTGGACGATCACGGCCTTGTCCGCCTGGGCGATGGCGGCCTGATCCTGAAGGGATTTGTAGTGATAGCCTTCGTAAAGGCAGCCGGCGGCGAGCGCGATCAGGACCGCGATCTGCGCCAGGATGACGTAAGGGTTGAGGCTGAGCATGGGGTTCTCCGATCAGGGGTTTTGCGCCGGCGGCGATCCCGGATCGCGCAGCAGCACGGCGATTGCGCCGGCGACGGCCGAGGCGATATAGGCTTGCATGCCGTGCGGCGCGGGAAGCTGGCTGCCCAATACGCCGAGCACGGCGGAAAAGCCGGCCCAGCTCGACGCCTCGCGCAGGCGGGCGCGGAGGTAGCGCATCGGCGTTACAGCCAGATGGCCAGCAACAGGGTCAGCCCCAGGCCGACGATAACCGACAGAGCGGTCTTGGGATGCGCCTCGATGAGCGCGATGAGACCGGTTTCGGCCTTCGCGGCCTCGGCTTTAATCTCGGGTTCGATGTTGGACATGGGATGGCTCCTTGGGGTTGGGTTTGAAAAGGGTTCACCGCGGAGGGCGCGGAGGAAGAAAGTCAAATCTTCGCTCCGCGAACTCTGCGTTTCTCCGCGTCCTCCGCGGTTAAATTCAAGACTCAGAGCGCGGCGGCGCAGGCGGCGGAGAGGGTCGCGCCGTCGTATAGGCAGCAGCCGTTTTCCTGACGGATCACGGCGAAGGTGATGTTTTCGAGATTATCCGGGTTGGTCAGATCGAAATCGTCGTCCGGGGTCACAGCGCAGTGGTTGCAGACGGACGCGATATAGGCGGCGGTGTTGTTATCGTCCGAGCCCGGCGCCCAGCGCGAGATCATGGCGCGGATCGAGCGCAGGCCGTGGATGCGCTGATAGGCGAGCAACTGGCACGCGACGGCGCGGATGCCGTTCTCCGCCGTGTCGTACCGGCCGAAGCGCGGCGTGTAATCGTCGCCCGGGGGCACGATCTCGATGCCGATCTGGCCGCGCCAAGCGTTGGCGGATAGGTAATTCAGATTGCCGGGGTTGTTGTTGCGCTCTCCGCGCGTGGGGGTGGAGGACCCAATCATCATTTCTTCCCTTCGACTCGACGATAATCACGTTCCAGCCGGGTATGCCGGCATGGCGGGGAGCGTCGCGGTCGGGTCGCCGGTCGCGGCGGAAATGATGGCGCGGAGCGCGTTGCGGTAATCGGTCCAGGCGGATGGCACGGCGACGGCGTTTTCCGCGCAACGCAGGATGGTGCGGTCGCTGCGGTCCAGCATCGCCTAGGCTTGGGCCTGATAGGCGCGCCACGCCGGCCCGGTCGGAACCGGCTGGGTCGACGGGCGGGCGATCACGGCTGGCGGCGTGGCGGTGAGATCGACCACGTTGGCGATGGGATCGGTCCCCGCCGGCGCGGCGACGGCGGCGCGGCCGAGCGCGATTTCCGATTCTTGATGCGCCGCGAAATCCGCCGCCGGACACGTTCCGGAACCGACGATCTCGCCGGTCGTGGCGTCGGCGATGACGAAGGCGACGGGGGGCGTCGGCGCGGTGGCGGCCGGCGGCGTGGGAATCGTCGTAACGGGCGCGGGGTCGGTCATGCGGTCACCGCTTGAACTGCTGGATTTGGATGGTGTTGGGGCCGGCGGCGGCGGTCGCCTGGTGGCTCACGCCGGTCGGCGTCGTGAAAGCGGCGACGTAGGCGTAGAGCACGAGCGTGTAGGTGTGGCTGCCCGCCGCCGGCGTGTCCTGGACGAAAGTGGCGACGCTGGACGCCGCCGATGGCGTGATGGTCAGCAGCCCGGAATTCGCGCCGTCGCGGTAGAGCAGCAGATACGAGGCGTATTGATAGTTGCCCCCCAGCGCCAAGCCGTACTGCACCGAAATATCGATGTTGAGCGTGGTCGATCCATCGGCCGTCACCGTGATCGACGCCAGATTGGCGGTCGCGGTTTGAGCGGCAGGCACAGACTGCGTGTTTTGGGCTTCGCACGATCCGCCGGAATTGCTGGCCGATGAGCTGGATGTGATGGCGTTGGCGGCGACGTTGGAGGTCTGGACCACGCCGTTACCGAGCTGGTCCACATTAAATATGGCATTGCCCGAGGCGTCGAAAACCCAAAGCCCGTCCGCGCCGGCCCAATGGCCGAGCACGGCGCGCGTGACCCCCGACGCGTCGTTATGCGCGAAATACGGCCCGTAGGTCAGGCTTCCGCTCGTAAACAGGCCGCCATACATCACGGCGGTCGCCCCCGTTCCGCTGCTCGCCGTGTATTGATAGCCCTGGAAGAAATTCGCGGTGATCTTGTCGCCGGTGATCGTCCCGCCGGCGATATTCGCGCCGGTGATGGTGAGCGCGGCGATGTTCGACCCGGTGATGGTCGAGCCCGCGATGTTCGTTCCGGTAATGCCGCCGGTCGCGATCTGCGCGGCCTCGATCGTGCCGGCCTCGATGTTGCTCGCGGTGATCGTCCCGGCCGCGATGTTGCCGCCGGTGATGGTGTTGGCCGCGATGTCGCCGCCGGTGATGGTGTTGGCCGCGATCTGGTAGGTCGTGATCGTTCCCGCCGCGATTTGCGTGCTGGTGATCGTCCCCGCGACGATGTTCGCGGCGGTGATGGTCGCGGCGGCGATATTCGTGCCCGTGATCGTCGCGCCGGCGATTTGCGTTCCGGTGATGGTTCCGGCCAGGATGTTGGCGGCCGTGATCGTGTCGGCCGCGATGTTCGAACCGGTGATGGTCGACGCGGCGATCTGGGTTCCGGTGATCGTTCCGGCCTCGATATTGGCGGCCTGGATTGTACCGGCGGCGATGTTCGAACCGGTGATCGTGCTGGCCGCGATCTCGGTCGCGGTGATCGTCCCGGCCAGGATGTTGGCCCCGGTGATGGTGTTGGCGGCGATATTCCCGCCCGTGATCGTGTTGGCCGCGATCTGGTTCGTGGTGACCGCGCCGTCCTGGATCAGCGTCGTGCCGACCATGGATTGGAGGTTATATCCGGCGGTGAGCCAGTAACCCGACTCCCCGCCGGTGGGCGTGGAGACGTCGCACTGGACCCGAAGATAGGCGGCGTTGGCCGCCGTCGTGAACGTAAATTGCGAGATGCCGCCGCCCGTTACGCTGTACGGAGACGGAGCGACGTTCGTAACGATTACGCCCGGCTCGGTTAGAACGGTCACGCCGTCCGCCGCATAAATAATAACGCGATTGAAGAGCGGCTGGGTGGGGTTGCCGTAGGCCCATGCCTGACAACTCAGGCTATAGGCCGTGTTGGGTGAAATCTGAATCAGGGGGCCGAGGAGGAAGATCGTCTGACCGGCCGTCATCGAACCCAGATTAAAGGTGGCGGCGTTCGTCCCACCCATATCGTTCGAGAGGTAGGTATTGCCCTGGTAGAAGATCGTGGGGGCGCCGTAGAGCGTCCAATAGGACGGATCGTTCAGATACGGATCGGTGATCAACGACGCGCCGATCGCGAGCTTGCTGGCCACGATCGCGCCGGCGGCGATGTTGGCGCTTTCCACCGCCCCGGCCTGCAACAGCGCGGTGGAAATCGAGTTCGGCGCGATCTGGGTCGTGGTGATCTGGCCGGTGAGCTGCGCGGCCGTGAGGCTGGCGATCTGGGCGGCCGTCAATTGCCCTGTGATCTGAGTCGCTTCGAGCGAGGCGATTTGGGAGGCGGTTAACTGGCCGGTAATCTGGGTGGCGGCCAACGAGGCGATCTGGGCGGCTGTCAATTGCCCAGTGATCTGGGGCGCTTCCAACGAGGCGATCTGGGAGGCCGTGAGCTGCCCGGTGATCTGGGTGGCGGCCAACGAGGCGATTTGTCCGGCTGTCAGTTCGCCCGTAATGTTGACCGCTGGAAACGACGTGAGGGTCGAGACGGTCGAGACCCAGGCCGAACCGTTCCATTGGTAGAGCAGGTTCGTATCGGCGGCGAAGGCGAACAGGCTGGTCGTATGGTTGGCCGCCGAGATCGTGGACACGGACTGAACGACGTTGAGCCCGCTGATCAGGTTCGACGCGGCGATCGAATTGGCCGCGATCTGCGCGGCGACGATCTGCCCGGTGATGTCGGACGAATCGACGCCATAGGTCGTGGCGGTCGCGGGGCCGGCGAAGGCGGAGAAATTCCCGGATGTGTCCTGGGCGCGTAGCCAGTACCAGCGTTGGTCGTTGAGGTTCAGCCCCGGCCGCACGTAATGCGTGCCGGTAATGAGGCCGATGCGCGACGCATGCGCCTCATTGGCATCGCCGCTTTCCCAGATTTCGTACCAGGCGATGTCGTTCTCGGCCGAGGCGACCCAGTCGAGCGTGATCTGGCGGTAGCCCCCGGCGGCCGAGAGGGATGTCGGGGCCGGCGGCGGCGTTGTCTTGCCGATTGTCGCGACGTTGAGGTCCTGAGCCCAGGTGGAATAGAACGGGCCGGCGCTTCTGACCGCGCGGACCTGCACGTCATAGGCGGTGTTGGCGGGAAGCGGGCTGATCTGGAAGCTGGTGGTGTTAGGACCGCAGCGATAGCCGATCCAGGGACCCGGGCCGTCATGCAGGCGGTACTGCACCTCGTATTGATCGAAGAAAGGATCGGGCGAGGCGGTCCAGGCGACGACGCCGAAGGAATTCCAGGTTCCGTCCTGCTGCTGCTCGGCGCCGACCGTGAAGCTGACCGCCGAGGGCGGATAGACGAATTCGCCGGCGCCGTTTGGATTATAGGTATAGGCGGAGACGGAGGCGAGGCTTTCCTGCCCGCCGCCATAAAGGTTGAAGGACAGGAATTTTAGATAGAGGGTCTGCCCGACATAGGAGACGGGCCGCACCGGCAAGTCGACCCAGAGGATATTGTCATCGAGGCGGCAGAACTCAGTCCCGGCGGCGTGCGCCGCGATGGCGGAGCCGTAAACGCCGCGGCGGAGCGTGGTCAGGGCATAGAGATTGCCGCCGGTCAGGACTGCGGTTTCATAGGCCATCAGCTCGCCATCGACATAGCACAGCGTGCGGAATGCGTTCGCATCCGCCAGCGTGCCGGAGAGAAGCACGCCGCCGGATTCGGACAGATCGACCGACAGTGTGTCGATGGTGTCGGGATCGGGCCCGGCGGGGAGATTGGCGCGGAGCAAGCCCTGACGAGCGGGGCCGACGATGCGGCCCATACGTTGATAGGTCGAGCCGTCCAGCGACAGCCACACGTCGCAGCCGCCCCAGTTCGCGCCGCCGGACGCGCCGACCAGGATTTGCGGCGCGGCGATGGAATTCGCCGCGAGCATCGCGGGTGGAGGCTCGAAGATGAGCGGCGCGTTCACCGGGCCCGGCGGAGCGTTGTAATTGGCGAGGTAGGGCGAGCCCGATTGGTAGCTGTAGAGCGGGGCGGAGCCGGAACCGTGCAGGTAATCCTCGGCGACGACGGCCAGATTGCCGGTATCGTCCTCCTCGATCGACACGATGCGGCAGAGCTGTCTGGCGAAGCCGAGATTGGCGTCGGTGATCTCGATCAGATCCATCGGATCGAGCAGGCAATAGCGCCAGCCGAGCGTGAAGCTGTATTGGTTACGGACGGCCTGCCGCTGGAGCTGCAAGGTGGCCGACATCGTGGCGGCGGCGAGATCGCAGAACCAGTGCGATTGCGACGGCGTGTCGGTGCGCAGGCCGTAGGTTTCGATCGCGGCCTGATCCTTGGCCTCGACGATTTCGATGTTGTACTGGTTAGAGCGGTTCAGCCATTCGAGCTTGACCGAGTTCATCCGGTCGCTGGGCCGGGCGCGGCTGACCTGAACCGGGTCGCCATTGGCGCCGCCATCCAGGAAATCGTCGTCGGTCAGGCTGAACAGCGCCTCGGTCGGCGCGGTATAGGTCGCGCCGTTGGCGGCGAGGTTCACGTCGCCATAAGGCACGATGGTGAGCGCGGCGCCGGACCAGACGAACTCGGCGTTGCAGTCCTGGACGATCTGGTTGACCTGGGACGCGGCGTCCTGCTGGGTGTCGAACAGGGGCGAGACAACCATGCCGGCGGCGCGGCAGTAATTCGAGAACACCGACAGATCGCCGAGCCGGGCCGGCGGGAAACCGATGCCATAGCGCGGGTTGGTCAGGACATCGACGACGATGTCCCTGGGGTCGGCGTCGGGCAGGCCCGATATCGCGTTCGGGAAGAGGCCCGTGACCTCATAGGACAAATTCGGCAACTGGGCCGACGTCCCGAGGTCATAGGCGGCGGCGTAGACGTAACCCGTGCCGGCGTAGGACAGGTTCTGGCCGGCGAAATTGGTGGTGAGGTAACCCCACGCGCCCTGCTCCAGGCCGCCGGCGGTGAAGGACAGGTTGGAGGCGCCGAACGCTGTCTCGGCCTTGGACGACCAGACATTGGAGACGCCGCCCAGCGTTCCCTCCGCGAGGGCGAAGATGAAGGACGCTTTATAGGTCGTGCTGTTCGAGCTGGACCCGCTCTTGCCGCCGGAACCGCCGCCGCCCTTGCCGCCGCCCGACCCGCCGGAACTGGGCGGGATCGACTGGAAGCCGCCATACCAGATGAGGTTGCCGGTCAGCCGCGTCTGGCCATAGACCACGGGCACGACCGAGCCATAGATCGAGGTTTGTATGGTGACGCCGGACGCGACCGTCTCGGTCGACGCCTGAGTCTTGCCGCCGAACAGGGACATTGGCGGGGCTCCTTTTCATGGGGCGGCTAACGGGGCGGCTTCACCACAGGGTGAAGAAGCGCCTGGCGCGGCCGGCGAGCTGGCCGGCTTCGCCGTTATCCTCGGTGACGCCGACATGGATGAGGGCGTGGATGATGGACGGCCAGGCGACGACGATGGCGCCGTGGGCGAAGGCGCGGCCCCAGCGATAGAGGACGAAATCGCCCGGTCCGGTTGGCGCCGAAACCTCGCGCGCATGGCGGGCGACGATATCGAGGTACCGCTCGGCGTCGCGATGGAGATGCCAATCGGCGGGGTAATGAGCGATGGCGAAATCCGGGATCAGGCCGGCCGCGCGGTAGACGGCGAAGGGCAGCATGGCGCAATCGGCGCCCGCGCCCCGGACCTGGGCGGCGTGGTGATAGGGCGTGCGCAACCAGAGCCGCGCCTCCGCGATCACGGCCGCGCGCTGTTCGGATTCGGTGGACATGGGGGCTCCGCTGGGGCTTGGCAGCGATGGGACGGCGTGGATATGGTCGTCGCCCATGGATGGAGAAAAATCGATGACCGATCAGTCAGGGCCGCGTCTGGAGTTGATCCCGGGCGAGGATGGGAAATCGATGCGGTTCGCCATCAGCAATGACGGCGCGCTGCGCGCGGGCATCACCATGTCGGCGCGGCAATTGGACAATCTGATAATGGGCATGGCGCAAATTCGCGGCCAAATGGAGCCGGAAGTGCCCGTTAAATTCCCGGCGGACGCCCCGACCCATGGCGCGCAGGGCACGCATTATCACTATGCGACCGACCCGTTTTCCGGCGAACTGATCCTGTCGCTGCGCAATCCGGGGCTTGGATGGCTGTCATTCCGGCTGAACGCCACGCTGCTGGAGCGGATGCTGGACGCGACGCGCGCGGCGGTGAAACGGCTGGGGATCGAGGGCGGGGAGGGCTAGCGAAACAAGGACTTGGGCAGGCCCGATTGTCGGATCATCGAGGCTAAATTGTTCCGCCCAATGTCATCATTTGGTTGGCCTGAAACCGTGACGATGCACCGCTTCCCGTTGACGATCCCTTCATATTGGCAATGGCTGCCCCTCTGCCTTTCGATATAAAAGCCGTGCTGGGTCAGGATTTGAGTAAAAGCGCGGTACTTCAAGCAGGACAGGGCATCAGGATTTCAGCGCGCGTCTTGCCGTTTGCCTCGTCCCTGAAACGAAGGCCGTGTAAAAAAGCGTGCATCAAAAAGCTGAAGCGAACGCGCCACGGCGCCCGCCTGCGAAGGAAGGCGTCTCTTTCCACGTCGGGAAGTTCGTATACTCTTTCCAGATACATCAGGATCGCGTCTTTCATCGACGCGAGCGCATCATCAAGCGTCTTGCCTTGAACGGCGATATCGAAATCAAGACAAACCGCCTCCCAGCAGTCTTTCACGCCTTCAATGCAGATCATCACGGTTTGGGTATGCCCATTTCTCATGAGCGTACTATGGCGTGGGTTGCATATTTGTCAATTTCTGGTTGACAAATTTCGCAAACGGAGTCCATCAGGTGTCGCACTAGTAAAGTGATTTTAATAAGCTTTATAGAGTTTCGAGTCGCTTGTTTGAGGTCTAGAGTATAAAATTCTTCATTCTTACGCCGCCGTTTCCGGCACCGGGACGTAGGGGAAGCCCTCGAAATGCTGGAGGTTGTTGAACTTGGCGGAGCAAGTGTTTTGTTGCTTGTCGCAGCCGGGATAGACGGTGATGGAATCTCCGGCCGCGGGCGGGACGGGAACAGGCACGGTGAGCAGGAAGACGCCGCCGGTTTGTTGGCGGATGCTGTAGGATTTGCCGGCGAGGGCGCCGGAATTGAAGGTGAGCGTGCCGAGCGAGGCCGTTCCGTCAGGCTCGGCGTAATCGGTTTGGAGCGTGGTCATGGTCGAGCCGGCGGCGATGGCGTAGGCGGCGCCGAAGCTGGATTTCGTCAGGCCGCAGCCGGAATCGAACAGGGTGCGGGAACACCCCGGCTGAAACAGGCGCCAGGGCCATTGCAGGTTCAGCAACTCCAGATGGGTGTTGGCCTTGATGGTCGCCTGGGTGCGGCCGAGATCGACCTCCGTCACGCGGCCGGCGAAGAGGGTGACGAGACCCGCCGAGGTGTCGCCAAAGCCGGGCATGAAGGCGCGATCGAGTTGAATTTCGGCGCCGTCCAGAATGCCGGCGACCAGGGCCTGGAGCCACGGCGCGCCCTCCAGCAGATCGGTCGGCCGAGCGGTGACGGTGATGTCAAGCTCATCCACCTGCACGCCCCGGCTGAATTTCACCTTCGAGCGCTCGAAATATGGGCCGCCGGAGGCGAAGACGTTGCCGGTGGCGGCGTCTGTAATATCTTGCTCCGCCGACGTGTACCGGACGATCGTTCCGTCCTGGAGGGTAAAGCTGTAACAATCGGCCATGAAAAACTGCGATCCGCCGAGGATCGCCATCAGGGCGGGGCTGGCGGTTTTCATGGGATGGCCTCGATTTTATGAGGAATTTGTCGACGGATGGCGCGGATGGAAGCCTTTGAATTGAAACGCCAAGGCGCCAAGGCGCCAAGTATGAAAATTACGGCCAGTTGTTCAAAGTGATGAAGTCCAGCTTTTTCTGTTCCCAGAGGCGGTTCATGAATTTGGAGAAATCGTACTGGTCGGCCAGGAAGCGGCAGGGCCAGTAATAGGTGAAATCGGCGGTGACCGCGGCGCCGGCCGGCGGGGCGGAGAACAGGGTGACGGTTCCGCCCTGGGCGTTCACCGAGAAGGCGGAGCCGACGGACACGCCGTTGACGTAGATGGCGGAGACCGCGTTGGGCGCGAGGATGGGTTCGACATAGCCGCCGAAACTCCGGATGAGCTGAAACGCGGTTTGGCCGGCGGCGGCCTCGCCCAGGGATTGGCCGGTGACGGCGTTATCGTCAGGATCGTCGAACAGGAAGGAATCGTAGGCGCCCTGGCGGGCGAGCACGAAGGCGACCAGGGCGCGGAATTCATCGTTGGCGTCGTCGCGCAGGAAATTGAACGAGAGCTGATATTGCCGGCGCGGATAGGTCCAAAGGGCGGCGCGGTTTTCCTTGCCGGTGACGGAGGTCTGGATCAGCGTTCGGCCGGCGACCGGGGTCCACACCACGGGGTATTCGAGGCCGGCCAAGCTTGGGAAAATCTCCTGGCTCATGAGAAGGCGCCTTCTCGATGGGCCTGACGGAGCGCGGACACGACCATGGTTTTCACCTGATTGGCCTGAACCCCGGCGCCGAAGCTGGCGTTGCTGAAATCCGCATGGATATTCGTGGCTCCGCCGCCCCCGCCGCCGGCCAGGCTGGCGCGGAGCGGATCGGCGATGCCGGCGGGCAGCACCATTTCGCGGGCGTGAAGCTGGGTCACCGGGTTGAGGCCGGCGGGAATGTCGAAACCGCCGGCGGCGGAGAACACGTCGAACGCCATCACGGCGGCGAAGGCCCCGGCGGCGGCGACCGGGGCCAGAACCGGGCCGACGATGGGGATGTCTGCGGTGGCGGCATAGGTTGAGGCGGCGGCCTTGTTCGCGTCGCCGAACACGGACGCGGACCCGGCCGTGGCGTCCGCGGCCTTGCCCGCGGCGTCGCCCGCCTGTTTGGCGGCGAGGCGCGCCGCCTCCCCCGACTGGGTGGCGCCGGTCATGGTGAGTTCGGACGCGATCCAATCCGTGGCGCGCTTCACCGCCATGTTGGTGAAATCGGAGATGACGGATTCGCCGAGTTTGGTCACGGCCTGACGCAGCGTTTCGTTGCCATCGATGATGCCGGTCAGCGAGGATTGGAAGGCGTTGCCGATGGGGGCGATGATGGATTTCCAGTCCTGCTCGGACTCCGTGATCGATTTCTGATCGAGCTGACGCAGCTTCGCGTAATGCCGTGTTTCCAGCGCGTCGAGCTGAGCCTGGAGCTTGGTTTGGGTGGCGAGGGTGACGTCCGCGGCATCGAACTGGGCCTGGAGTTCGGCCTGGAGGGCGTCGAAACGGGCGTTCTCGACGCGGATTTCCTCGGCGATGGCGTCATCCGCCGAGATCTGGTGCAGCGCCTTCAGCCGTTCGACCTGCGACACCTCCGACGCGTAGTAATCTTCCTGCGCCTTGCGCTGGGTATTCGCCGACGCCGCGCCGGGATCGTTCAGCGCGGTATTGAAATCGATGAGCGCCGGTTTGGCGGCGAGGGCGGCGTCGCGGATGGTTTGGAAATAGTTCTGAATGACATCGGTGGTGGAGGCGATTTGCTGAAGCGAGCCCGAGAGGCCGGCCTCCAGCTCGTCATTCGCGACGGTGAAGCCGATATCGATGGTGTTGTCGGCCATTGGGCGGCCTCCATGGGTGCGGCGCGGACGGGATTTAGGGCGTTATGGCGGGCCGAGGGCGTGGCGCTGAAGGCGACAGGACAGCGCGCGCGTTCTTCAGCTAACCACTTTGAAATGGGACCAGTTGTAGTCCATCATTTCCACGAGTTCCTGGCGGAGGAAACGCGGATTGGAATCGAGTTTAGACAGGCAGACTTCGGCTTCCGAAGCTAAGGTTCCATAATATTGCCGGCCTTTTTGGTCGGCATATTTGAGGGCGTTTTCAAGTAAATCCCGCGCATCTTCGTATTTCTGCAAATACACAGCGCATTGCGCCAAGTAAAAACTCGTCCACGGCACCGGATGTCGTGGATATTCAGCAAAAATCCGTTCGATCGTGCCGGCGGCGACCATTTTGGCGAGATCGACCTTGGCGATGGCCCCATATATGGCGGCGGCGACCGTCTCCGGGCCGCCGTCTAGCGGAATGACGCCCTTAATGCTGTGCCCTGGAAACGGCACGCCGAAATCATAAGGGTCCGTAAGCATCGAGCCGTAGTGCAGAGAAACGCCGGCCCAGGTGAAATAGGGCGGATGGAACGATAAACTCAGATTCGGCACGATCGGCCCATGATCCGCAAAGCAGAGATTGACCCACCATGGGCAGTCCGGCGGATTTGGAAGATCGTATCGCCGCGCCGCGCAGCCGGGCAGCATACCGGCTAAAACAATCGTCGCCTGATCGCAAATCGCGAGAGCCGCACGCTCCGCATCGCGGTCAATGTGTTCCGGGTTCATGGCTTATCGTACACCTGAAAATACTGGTAAACGGGGTTCCCCGGCACATTGATCAAGGTCCGTCTCTTCTGTTCGACAATTTCCGCATCGCTCAAGTCAAGGGCGGGGCGGCCGCTCTTCAACTCAAAAATAATGAGTGGATGACCTTCCGGACCGTAGACCAAATCCGGTGCCGAGGATCCCGGCGGGCGTGTTCCACCTCGCTGTAACTTCCCATTGAGAAATACGGGTTGAGCAGAGAAACCCGGAAAATCTCCGGTCTTGACGAGTAGGGTTAGCGCCAAATCCAATTCCGTTCCGTAATCGGGCATGCCGGGCCTGAAGCCCAACCTTCCTACCGCCGTGGTCGCGATATAGACCATTAACAGAGCTTGCTTATGCGCCGCATCTATTTCAGGGCCATACTTTCCATACTCATAGGTCGAATTAACCGCGACATTGAGGGTTTGCCCGACGTGCTGAAATCCAGGGTCGCGCGGTGAAGAACGCCCAGATTGGGAGCCACTCGTGAATTGTCCACCTCCTGGCCCCGGTGGCCTGTGATAGGGGTTGTATTTGACGACCGTCACTGGCGGGTCGATTTGCAGGAAGAGCAGCAGGAGGGACGCGCGGACGGCGTCGCCCTTGTCGAGGGCGCGGGCTAACGCCTCGATCCCGTTCTGGCGGTCAGGCAAACCGATCAGGCCGCCCGCGCAGGTGGCCTTGCTTTTGGCAAGGGTTGCTTGCGCTGGCTTGACGCGACCGTATGGGTCAGCCTCCGTTAGAGGCATGCCATCGGCCAGGTAGGCATGGCCGCCCCGCAGGTACGGCCAGCCCTGGGCGTTCGCGCCCTCACCCAGGCGGTATGTCGGCATGGGTTCTTCCTTTTTTGGGAATTTTTGGGCGCTATCCAACCGGGCGAGCCTTCCGCGGCGTCACCCCCACCTCGCCTCCCCCATCGAGGGGGAGGGACATGAACTCAAAGGCTCACGATCGCTTTCCAAACAGCGGCAACAAATCGCCCAGATCGGCGCGTTTTTCGCGGCGAGGGGTTAGCAGAGCGGCTAGCAGGAGGTGAGTCGGTGGGTGGTCGCGCCAGTAGGTGGCGAGGGCGTCGTATTGGGGGAGCGTCAGGTCGTCGATTTGGGGCCAGGTCCAGCCGCAGGAGGTGGCGATCAGGGCGTAGATTTCGCCCCAATTCCAGCCGCGGCTTAGGCTTCCCCCGGGGCGGGCGCCTTTCGGGGCTGGAGGCCGGAGAGGATGGCGATGGCGGAGATGGCGGCCTTAAGCTCGGGCACCGTGGGGGACAGATCGTCGAATTGCTGCCGGGTGAAGGCGGGGTCGCCGGTTTGGATGGCGGCGGTCACGATATCGCCCTGGGCGTCGAGTTTGGCCTCCGTATCGATGCCCAGCGTGAGGAAGAGCGGGAGCACGCGTTTCAGGTCGCGGAATTTGAGGGGCGCGATGGGATAATCGGCGCCGGATAGGGTTATGGTTTGGGGGGCTGACATGGGGGTCCTTTTCTGAAGTTTTTTATCCGCGGATTTCGCGGAAGAAATCCTATGAATGAAACGCCAAGGCGCGGAGACGCCAAGGAAAGCCGATGAATGTTGCCTACGGCGTTATGATTCCGGGCCGCGCGGCGAAAATCATGTTCAGGCTTGGGGGCTTCGTGTTTTGGCGTTTCCTTCATGAATCCAGGAAACCCCGCGCGACTATTCGCTGAGCCAGACGTTGCCGATGTTGCCGGCGGCGTCGGCTGCTGCCTGGAAGTCGAATTCGGGGATCATGAAATCTTCGTTTTTGAAGGCGAGGGAGAGTTTGGGGGAGATGACGGAGTTGAGTTCCAGGTTGAACAACTTGCCCTGGTATTGCTCGTTCAGGATCAGCTTGAAGGTGGGTTGCGAGCCCATCAGCGCGTTGGTGAGGGCGAGGCTGGTCCCGCTCGCGGTCGTATACGTATAGGTGAACAGGAGGGCGGCGTTGGCGTCACCGGCGCTGAAGCTGTAGACGCCGGCGGCGACGGAATACTGGCCGGTGGCGGGGGCGCTGGCGACGGGGGTGAGCAGCACGCCCGTGCCGGCGTAGGCGACGCCGAGATCGGCGACGAATGTGGCGTGGTTGGCGATGGTGACGGTGTAGGCCGCCGCGCCGGGGACGGTTCCGGCCTCGCTGAGCTGCGTCAGGGTGTTGCCGGTGGAGAGGGTCTGGCCGAAGAAGATGTTGTTGAAATTGGCGGCGGTGATGCGCGCGGCCTTGGCCTTGCCGGTGATCTTGAGCGCGCCACGGGCGAGCGCGGCGGGGGCCTGAAACTGACCCGTCAGCTCCTTGATCGTGAAGCTGAGATCGAGCTGGACATCCTGGAGCGTGCCGAATTGGGCCGGGGTTGCGATGGCGGTGTCGGTGCGGAGCGCGACCAGCGCGCCGATGCCGAAGGCGTATTGGGTCATGGGGATTTCCTTCAGGTTTTAGAGATCAGGGGACCAGGATTTCGACGGGGACGATGGCGTAGGCGTATTCGCCGAGCAGGCCCTCGTCGGTCTCGATCCGGCCGTTGATGGTGACGCGGCGGGCAAGGCCGCCCAGGGTTTGGACCTGGGCCGGGTTCCCGGCGCCGAAGGCGGCGTCGATCGCGTCCAAGAGCGGGTTCAGGAGGGACGAAGTCGGGAAGCTTTTGTCGCCGGAATGGACGTAGAGGACGAGTTCGAGATGCATCAGGCGCTTGAGCGGCTGCATGCCCGTCCATTCCACCGTCTCGCCCTTGTAAATCTGAAAGAGCGCGGGGCAGTTGCCGGCGCCGACATCCTGCGGCGGCTTTAGCCGGCGCGACGCGATGCGGAGCGCGGTCAGGCCCGTGGCGTTGCCCGTCAGCAAGGCGAACAGGGCGGATTGGATGGCTTCGCGGTTCATGGGGCGAGCGCCTCCGCCGTTGCGTCCGCCAGGAGGCCGGCGATTTGGGGGCTGAGTTCGGCCAGGGCGGCGCGGAGATAGGAATGGGCCGGGTAATCGACCCTGCGGTCATGGGCGCGCACCTCAGCCGTGACCGGCGCGATCGGGCGGCCGAAGGCCTGGGTTTGCTGGCGCAGATGGGCGCGGATTCTCTCGGTTCCAGTGAAGCCGTATTCCTGAAAGGCGGCGTAGGGCGCGCTGGCGGTGACCGTGGCGCGCAGATTCTGGCCGGGGTCGACCGAGGCCGCGAGCGAGGCGCGGAGCGCGCCGGTGCGAGCATTCAGGACCTCGCCGGAGAGGTTGCGGCCGGCGATGGCGAGAAGCTGGTCCGCGATTTCGGCGGCGGCGATGGCGGCGGCGGCCTCGGCCTTGGGGCCGAGTTGGCTGAGCCAGGCGGTTATCGCGGCGGTGCTGAGGGTCGCGGCGATCATGCGAGGTTCGCGCGTTGGTAGCGGGCGATGACGCTGGCGACGAAGGGGCTGACATCCTTTTGGGCATAGGCGGTGGTGGCGAGGCCGCCGATGCCCTCCGAGGTTTTGCCCAGACGGTCCTTGCCGCGATAGCGCAGGCCGGCGAGTTCCATCACCGCCTCGGCCACGTCGGCGGGCGGCGTGGCGTAGCCCGCATTGTACGTCACCGCGATGTTGGCGAGGCCGGGGATGAAGGTGAAGCCGGCGAGCAGGAGGACGTTGCCGTTCAGGGTCCAGCCATGCAGGCCAGGCGCGGCCTCTGGGATCGGGCGGCCGTGGATCGCCATCGACGTGACGGCCGTGACGGGGAACTGGCGGAGGTAAAGCCGGGCGCCGCCCTTGCCGTCGTATAATTCCGTGTATGTCGCGGAGAGGATCGGGCAGGCGCAGGCGGTGACGAAGAACGCGCTCGCCGCCGTGATGAGGCGGGTGAGCACGACATCGTCATTCGACTGGAGATCGCCGCCGAGATAGGCCTTGAGATCGGCCAGGGTGATGAGATCGCCTGCGGCCATGGGGGGTCTCCTGGTTGGGGCCGGGATTGGGCCTGCGATCACCCTCACCTCGCCTCTCCCATCGAGGGAGAGGGACATGAATCAGAGGTTTGGGTGAGGGTGACGCAGCCGCCGACGAACGCCGATCAGCCGTTGGCGATGTTGCCGATGACGCCCATGGCGAAGGGGGCGTAGACGGCGAGGACTTCCTCGGCGTAGACGCCGAATTCGTAGGCGCGGGTTTTGAGCGGCCAGTCCATGCGGTAATAGTCGCGGCGGGTCTTCACCTCGGCGACGTTGGGGACGTTGCTGGACTGGTACTGGGCCGGCAGGTTTTCCGACCAGCCGACGATGGTGCCCGGCGGCACGAAGGGGTGGATCTTGACCGGGATCTTGTAGCCGCCGTCGAGCGCGAAGGGATTGTAATAATATTCGACGACCCCGTTGGCGACGATGGCGAACGGGTCCTGCCCATCGGTCGTGAAGCGGAGCAGCGGGGACGAGGCGCTGTTCAGCACCTTGTCGGTGATGTTCCGCTGTTCCTGGCTGTTGACGTAGAGGACGGTGGGGCTGACCTGGGCCGTGTCCCACATCCGCTCCAGCATCAGGTCGATCTCGTTGACCGAGCCGCGACCGGACGCGGTGAGCGTGGCGCCCGTGCCCAAATAACTGACATAGGCGCCGGATTCGGATTTAAGCGCGGAGGTCAGCAACCCGTCATAGGCGAGGCCGGGATTGGCGGAGCTGTCGGCGGTGATCGCCGTAGCCGGCTGACCCGAGGTGGAGAGCGCGGCGGAGAAGGCGACGCTGTTCACCGTCGTGATGGCCTGGAGCTTTTCCGCGCCGGCGGGGCCGGCGAACCAGGCATAGGCGACCGCGCCGGTGACGGGCGACACGGTCGCGGTCAGGCTTTGCCCCAACGTCACGGCCTGGGTCGCGTTGGCGGAGGCGGCGGAGGAGCCGCCGTTCAGGGTGAAGGTCGCGCCATCGGCGCCGGTGATGGTCTTCGACGTGGCGACGCCGCCGGCGACGGTGGAGTTGCGATAGCCCTCATAGGTCAGCGCGACGGCGATCACCGAGTAGGTGGCGGCGGGAAGGCTGGAGCCCGAGCCGCCGGCGGAAAGCGTCGGCGTGGGGGCGGTTCCGAGCTGGAGCGTGCCGTTGCCGCCGAGGAAGGCGTTTTCCTCCTTCAGCATCATTTTCTGGAGGATGCGCATGGTGGCGGTGGCCTGGATATCCTCGAAGCCCTGGGCGGCGGACACGGCCTCGAACGTCACAGAATCCTCCTCGCCCACGGTGGCGTAGGAGGCGGAGCGGGTGGCCGTGTTGTAGCTCATGCGGCCGGAGCGCTGCCCTTCCGGGACCCAGCCCATGGCATCCCAGCCGGAGCCGATAATGGCGTTGACCTGGCGCCAGTTGGTGGCCGTGCCCGTGCCGCCGCCGACCCTGGGAAGGACGTTGCGGATGGGCGTCGCCGCCGGGTAGAGATTCTTGGCGGTGGCCTGCAAATCATAGGCGACGAGGCCGGTTCCGATGGTGATGGATTTGCCGAGCGCGTCCTTCATCAGGGCGAGGGTTTCGGCGGTGGCGTTGGTATTCATAAGTATTCTCCAGTTTTGGTTGGGGGGCGGTTTTGGTTGAGGGGACGATGGACGGGGTGAAAGCGTTGCTGGCGCGGATCGCCGATGACGACGCGCTGCACGGGCGGTTCGTTGAAATGCTGGCTAAGGTCGCGGCCGAGGGCGGCGCGATGGGCGAAGCGGCGCGCGGCCTGGCGCGGACGGAAAGATGCCGGCTGCGCGAACTGACGGCGGTGGAGCACCAGCTTTACGCGAAGCTGCTGGGGGCATTCGCCAACGCGCTGGCCACGATGCCATCCGGCATCGAGACCGTGGTGACGGCGATTGGGTCGGTGGCGGTTTAGGGGCGGTCGACGTGGGCCAGACGGCGCGGGTGGTTACGCGCGGATTGAAACGCCAAGGCGCGGAGACGCCAAGGAAAGCCTGTTGGATGGGACATAGATGCCGCGTGGACGCTCCTGTGACCGACTTCGCGATGGAAATTGCCGTCATTGCGAGGAGCACGGCGACGCGGCAATCCATAGTTCCGCGCGTGCTGAAGCATGGATTGCCGCGCTTCGCTCGCAATTTATTTGCGTTCTGGCAAATGGAACTCCGCTTATCTATATGTCAATCAGGATCGCCTCTTTGCTTTTGATCGCGATCGGGATGTAAGTCAGGAAAATCTTTAACTGCTTCACGAGTTATTTTTTCATAAAGTATAATGATACAAGATACTATGGCTCTTCTGATTTCTTTTCTTTCAGAATCGTCTTCTATTTCCCAAGAAATTTTTCCAAGCTCTTCGAGAATGTCATCTATTCTATTTGCTGCATCGACGATTTTCGCTGCTGTCTCGCGTTTCATTTTATCTCGCTGTCTGAAGTTAATAGTCCTCGTACCCTTTGTTCCTTAAGCAGTTTCGCATGCAAACACGATAATGAGACGGCATATCGGACCCTTTAATACCCGGGCGCCCGAAAAGTTTTCCCTCTAAATAATTTTCTATACAAATGGAATGGCATTCTTGTAAAGCCTTAGTATATCCAGGTTTTTGTGCGCTTGGCAGTGTTGACGGTCCAAATATAAAGTTATCAAATGGACCTCGCGAGGGTGGCGGCACAACTGGGGGAACTTCATGGCAATTCGTACATACATCGGCGACTTGCTGGAGGTCTTGTGAAGTATTGGCGGCATGCGTGTATTCTATTTGAGATCCCGGCTTGTATGTGCTTCCACTCGATGTCCAACGTCCATGATCATCACGTGCTTGGTTCGGATTAAACCCAGCCTTCGCCAGTTGATCTGCTTTAATGGCACGACACCGCGCGCCATCGTCAACTAAGGGCGGAAGTCGCATGAATTGAGTGATGATTATTGCACGTGCAAGGTCGCCCTTATCGAGCGCTGTGGCAATCGACCTTAGGGCGGGCATTTGGCGAGCGAATCAGTCTCATGGCCTAGCGCGTAACCAAGAACGAAATCCAGCTCCTGGGCCTCACGTGGCTCAAAGCCGCTGGAAGTGCGCTCTAATAATCTTATCGGGCCGATGCTAGGTCCCTCATCGTCACAACTGACGCTGAGTGGATCACCTGGTGAACCGAGACCAACCCATTGAATTGGTTGAAACATTCGTAACGTCCAGTCATTTCGCCATCACTTCACCCATTCGCGATTTTTTCGATTTGGTGGAGGGTTAGGGGGTGGCGGAGGGCGCGTTTGGTGAGCTCGAGGGGGTCTTGGGTTTCGGGGTCGGGTTGGGCGGAGGCGCGGTCGGCGGATTTGGCGATGGGGGCGGCGCGGAGCGCGGCGCGGCGGGGCGCGGGGGTTGCGGCGAGGAGCTTTCTCAGCGCGTCGCGTTCGGCGATGAGGCCGGCGATTTTGTCGGACAGGCTGCCGTCTTCCTCGTCGTCGTCCGGGGTCGCGACGGGGGCGCAGCCTTCGCAGGCGGCGCCGAGGGCGACGGCATGGTCGTGGATGGTCTGGATCGTCGCGAGGTCGGCGGCGGAGTTGCGGGCGCCGATCTTATCCAGCTCGTCCGCCTTGAACATCGTGAAGATCGCCTCGGGATTGGCGGGGCGGTCGACGAGGCTGATCTCGGACAGGCGAATGCCGGTGATGACGTGTTTCTGCGCCTGGTCGCGGGCGATGACGCTGCCGCCGATCGAGAAGCCCTTGTAGACGCCGGAGATTACCTTGTCCCACGCGTCCCGGTCGACGATGTGGGCGGCGAGGTGGAGGCCGCGATCGTCAAGCTCGGCATCGGTCGCGACGCCGACGGCGGAGGGCTGATGCATCTCACGGATATTGGCGAAGCGCATGTATTCGGGCAAAGCCGCCTCGAGCGCCTCGCGCTTGACGATCTCGCCCTGGCTGTCGAGGGTTTCGGTGGAGGCGTAGCCGAAGACCATGCGCTGGGCCTCGTCGATTTTCTGGATGGGCGCGTAGAGTTTCATGGGGTATTCTCCTGAGGTGATGGCGGGGTGAGGACGCTGGCCAAGGTGACGGCGCCGGCGGCGGTGTAGATGAGGGGGGCGTCGCCGCCGTCGAGCGGGTCCTCGCCGGATTCGGCGCGGGCCTCGTTGATGGTTTTGAGGCCGGATTTGACCTTGAGGTCGGTGATCTGGGCCTGCTGGAGGAGGTTGGAGGATTTCTCGTCCACCCATTCGAATTCGAGGTCTGCGTAGCCGAAATCTTCCTCGATCACGCGGTCGACCAGGTTTTTGATCCACAGCATGATGGGGCCGAGCCCCTCGCCCAGCGCCATCTCCTGCGCGTTGTCGGCGGTGGCGCGGTTCATCTGCTTGGTGAAGGGCGCGGGCGAGGTTGAGAAGGCGTAGCAGACGATGCGGGCCAGCCACTCGTCGAAATCATCCTTGAGCGGCGGGTCGCGCACGGGCTGATAGCGGAAATCGGACGGGACGAAGCGGGCGTGGCGGCGCTCCCCCGTGTTGCCGGCCATCACGCTGTCCCAATATTCCTGGAACTCGGCGATCTGCCGCATGGTCCAGCCCTGGGGCACGCCGATCAGCGCCTCGGGCATGTTGCCCTCGGTGAAATATTGCAGCTGCGCCATCTGGCGGCGGAGGGCGATGTTCACCGTGACGATGATCTGCTCCACCGGGGAAAAGCCGTAGATGCGGGCGGTGCGGGGGTTGCGCGGGAGATAGAGCATCTCGTCGCGGGAGAAATCGGCCTTGGGCACGCCGTGGAGCAATTGCTGATAGGCGGGGTCCGGCGGCAAGGGCGCCCTGCCCTCAGCGTCGATCAGCACCTTGATGGTGGCGCCGTCCACGGGTTCGAGCGCGATGAGATCGCCGCCGAGATTGCGCGCCTTGTAGAGGGTGGGCGCGTCTATGACGAACAGATCCTCCAGCAGCATGCGGAGCCACGGGCCCCAGCGGTTGACGCCGTCGGGCTTGCGGAAGAAGGTTTCGAGCGCGGCGACGCGCGGGTCGGCCGCGGCGGTCTGTTTCGTTTGGGGGCGGGCGATCCGCGGGTCGGGGACGATCTTGGGGCGGATGTTCCAGCGCAGGCGCTCCACCTGATCCTTGCGGGTTTCGATGACGAGGCGGAGCACGTCATAGGAATCGGCCAGCGCGCGCATCTGGTCGAACGACACCCCCTCCTCCCCGCGCGGGCGGTATTGGATGTTGAGGCCGGTGACGTAATCGAACCGGCGGGGCGCATCCAGCGCCGGAGCCACGGGCTCCAGCGGTTGGAGCGGGCCGAACCAGTTATCGGGGGCGACGCCGCGAATGGCGTAACGCACCCCGGCGGCGACGCGGGAGACGAAGCCGGGCTGCGCGAGCGTTGCCGGCGTGAGCTTTCCGTCAGGCGGCATTAGGGATCCCCTGGGCGGTGAAGAAGGAATGAAGCTGAACCCGTCGGCCGCTGACGGTGGCGCAGGTGAAGCCGAGGAGGTAGCGGCCGGCGGCGGGCTGACTGATCGCCTGGGCCGCGACGTTGCCCAACAGGGCGGGGGCGCCGTCCAGCGCGGCCTGGTAATTCGTGACCGGAGCGTCGACCGGGAAGAACAGGGTGGCGAGGGTGGCGGGGTTCAGCGCGTCGCCGGAATCGAGCGCGAGCGTGAGATCGATGCCGAAGACGTCATCCGCCGCCGAGGAGAGGGGCGGAAAATCCCGCCCGGCATAGCCGGAGGGGAAGATGGGAACGATGGTGCGGGCGGCGTTGAGGGACATGATCGCTCCCGTTGCGGTTGCGCCGAGGCCGTAGGCGAGGAAGGCGTAGGGGCCGCCGGGACCGAGGCCGAGGGAGATGGGCCAAAACGGCATGGGCGGGTCTCCCGTTTTGGTTAGCCACGGAATTCACGGATTTAAGTCTGGCGTTAAATCCTGTGGATGAAACGCCAAGGCGCGAAGGCGCCAAGTAAGATTCATCGTCTTGACCGGGCTTGACCCGGTTATCCACGTCATGCGTCACCGGCGGAAGACATGGATACGCGGGTCAAGCCCGCGCAAGACGAAGGAAATAGTTAATCTTACTTGGCGGCTTCGCGCCTTGGCGTTTCATTCATATTCGTAATCTCACCCCGTGCGGCGGCGCATCGTGGGGGCGGTGGCGCTGTCCATCGTGAAGGTCATCGCGGGGGTTTCGCCGTCGAGCTTGCTCGCGGTGAGGGTCGTTCCGGATTGGGAGACGTTGGCGAGGATCGCCATCATGCCGTAGAGCAGTTGGGCGAGGGTGGCGGGTTGGCCGTTGGCGGCGTAGCTTTCGGCGAGCGCGCCCACCAGAACGCCCAGCGCCGCGCCCGGCGTGCCGGCGGCGGTGTGGGCGGACAGCGGATCGTCCAGAATGCCGGCCTTGATCTCGGCCAAACTGGGCGCGGCCGCGAGATCGGCGAGGCCGAGGGCGGCCGGATCATAGGGGCTGAAGGCGACCACCTGGCATTTGACGTCGGCCGGATCGGCCCCCGGCGCCGTGGCGTGGAGCAGCAGAACGCCGTTGGTCGCGACATCCGCGCCCGAGGGGGTGAGCGCATACCACCCATCCCCCGTTTCAGACACCGCGCCCGACGGGGCCGCGAAGGCGCCGCCATTCTTGCTGATGACGACAGCGGGGGATGCGCCGGTGACCCCGGAGACACGATCCGCCGCCGAGGCGAGGAAGAACATAATCGGCCGCGCCTCGCCGTTCAGGATAAGCTGCATGGGCGGGCCTCGCTGTTGGTTTTGAGTGACAAGTAGCGTGGCCTAAAGGCCGAGAGCCACGCGGATCGCGTCCTTATCGTCTGGCGCCAGGGTGCGGGCATTCGCGACCACGGCGTATATGGCGGGCGCCAGGCTTTCCTGAACGCGGCCGATGACGCCCCTCTTCCCGAGCGAGTCAGAGATGACGTATTCATCAAGATCGATGGGCTCACCGCATTCGATGTTGCTGTCCCATTGCAGCCAATCGTGATCCGCCCGCTTAATGGCGAGGGAGTTTTGCCAGACCGGCTTTGTGTTGATGCGAAAGAACATGCCCAAATTCGGCTCTATGCAGACGAGCATCTTTGGGCCGGGCGGCCTGATCATACCATCCTGAACCCAGATAACATCCAGCGCCCTGAGCAGCGGGGCCGTCGGAGGCGGCATCGTTACCGCCGCGTGCGCGCGGTCAAAGCCGCATACGTGGCGCGGCCTCGCGCAGATAAGCGATCAGCTCGTCCCGATCGGGACGGTCATCGATCATATGTTCATAAGACATGAGCCCAAGGCGAGCGGACTGCCAATCAAGCCCATGGGTAGCCGCCGTGCGCTCATTGAAACTCATGCCGCAGGAGCGAGCGAAGCCTGCCGCCAACTCCTCCCGGTCGGAATCGGACAGAACGCCCATATTCGGCGGATCGTTCGCAACCAGCCGCAGGTTACGGCCCGCGAGTTCCCAGGGGTAACTGTCCGCGTCAAGGTCTGACAGCCATATGGCCTCGCCCTTGGCCATTTCATAGATTTCCAGCGGCACGGGACCGAACGGCATGGCGCGATAGGTTGCGCCGAAAATGGGGCGGCCATGCGCATTCAGGTGCGACCTGTCCGCGAAGTAACACCCCTTCATAATGCTGTGCAGATCGGTGTTCCGATGCTGGCAGAGCATCCAATGAATCGCCGACCGCGCCTTTTTCGGCGAAAACCGAAACCTGATCGGATTATGAGTTGGCATTGCGTTCCTGGCCAAATTCCGGTGGCGCTTAAGCGCCGCTGAAGTTGACAATAACAGTTTTATTAAGAGTCAAGATATGAAATGCGCGTTTCATGCGGCTTTTTCAACCTTTGCGAATGAGTGAAAACGGTTACGACCGGGGGCCTGCGCCTTATGATCGATAGCGTGGCATTAAGCGTGGAGGGTTAGAGGACGATCGCCTGCGACACGATCCGCCGCCGAGGCGAGGAAGAACATAATCGGCCGCGCCTCGCCGTTCAGGATAAGCTGCATCTTTGGTTTCCTGTTTTGACGGGGCTGGTTTCGAACGGGGCTCAGCCAATGAATTTTACGGGAACCGCCACTATCTGCTTGCATTAAGTATCACGATGATACATTTGAAAGTCATGAACGATGACAGAACGGCGACATGAGCGGAAAGCTGACGCCGGCGAAGGCCACGGACCTCATCCGGTCCATCGCCAAAGGCAATCCAAAAGTTATCTACACGGATCACGTCAAGAAGCGGCTGGCCGAACGGGAACTGATCGTTTCCGACATTCTGCACATTTTCAAGTTCGGCTATGTTTACAAGGATGCAGAGCTAGCAACAGAGCCTGGATCTTTCAAATATCTGATGGATTCGCCGACCCCGAACAGTAATGGCCGCGTCATCCGCGCGGTCATTATCCCTGTATCGGGAAATACGCTGAAGATCGTGACGGTCATGTGGGTGGACGAGGACGGCGTGTCCTTATAGGAGGTGAAAATGACGCGGTATCATTATACGGAAAGCGGATTGAACAATGTGTGGATCGAAAGCGCGACGTTCGAGCGCGACGATTCAGGCGAAGACACGATCTGCATTCCGGCGATCAACGACCTGCATCGCGTAATCGCCGAAGGCATCGTCGGTAAATCCGGCATGACAGGGGCCGAACTGCGGTTCTTGCGCAGCGAAATGGGGATGAGCCAAGCGGAGCTTGGCGAAATTCTGCATAAGGAGCGGTTGACGGTTGGCCGTTGGGAACGCGGCGAAAACCCAATCGACGAAAATGCCGAGACGGTTATACGGCTGGTGGCGATCGAGCGTTTGAACCTGACCTTCCCCACCGTGGAGGACGTTGCCGCCCGAAGCGTGCCATCCGCCAAAGAGCAGACGATCACCATCGACGCAAGCGATCCCGAGAAGTACAGGCTTGCGGCGTGAGGCGCGGGCGGCTTTTTCAACCTTTGCGAATGAATCAAAACGGTTACGACCGGGGGCCTGCGCCTTATGATCGATAGCGTGGCATTAAGCGTGGAGGGTTAGAGGACGATCGCCTGCCACACGATCCGCCGCCGAGGCGAGGAAGAACATAATCGGCCGCGCCTCGCCGTTCAGGATAAGCTGCATGGGCGGGCCTCCGTTTTTGGGTTTGGGATCGGCTGGGGCCGGGTTTAGGCGTTGACGATTCGGGCGCGGGAATAGCCGGAGGTGGTTGCGGTAGCGTTCACTACCGCTGTCGCCGCCTCCGCATAGACCGGACCTATGACGGCGTGGCCGAAGAAGATCGGATGGACGTTATCGTAGGTGTAGCGGTCGCCCGACCCGAAAATCAGCGTAAAGATATTGGCTGGAAGACGGCTTGTCGGGTTAACGAAATAGCACGCCGTGTCGCCCGAAGACGCCACATAGGCCGCGACGGCGGCTTGGATATTGGTGGCGTATTGGTCCTGGATTTCGACGAACACGATGATGGGTTTGCCGGCCCCGATTGCCGCGCGAAATTCCGGCAGCAACGTGGCCACCGCCGATTGGATTGTCGATCCGCCGACGCTCCCGCGCGCATCGTTGCCGCCCTGAATCAGCGCGAGCGCGCCAACCCCGGACCAGTTACGATTTCGACCCGCGCTGTATTGGCCATAGGTGGTCGTCAACGCCGGCATGGAACTGCCGCCCGCAACGGTCAGCCCTTGGCCGCCATACGAGATATTCGAAAGGTTGTAACCGAGCGCGCGCGCCAGATGGTAGGCGAACGACGCGGTGGAATCGTCCGTCCCGTCGCTATCGTAATTGGCGTGCTCGCCGGCGCCGATGGAATCGCTGAACACGGCGAGCGATGACGTAAACGGCAGCGTCGGCTGCGAAACGGAACCTCCGGAATCAATCGTGAGGCCTGTTATGCTGAGCGCGTTGGTCGGCCGCACGCCGCTCGAACCCCAGATATTGCCGTCGCCGTTGGTGTTCGACAAGCCTTTCAGAATGCACAGAAAATCGTAGCTGTCGCCAGCCGTCAGCGAGGTCGACACGACCACGCTGGTTTGCGTCGGCGCGATTTGAACGTCGACCCACGGCGCGTTGTTGAGCGAGTAGCGCAGGATCGGGCCCTGGCCTGACGAAAGACCGCTGGTCGTCGCATCGTCCAGGTTGATCGTTAGGTTCACCGTGCCGGTGACGATTGTGTGGAATTCCGCGCCGGGCGCGGTGGTTTCCATCGTGTCGACCGACACCCCGAAGGTTCCGGGCGTCAGATGATCCCAGTTCGCCGGCGACCAATAAATGCCGCTGCTCGTCACCGGAATGGTAGTCGACCCCGAGGCGGAAATCGTGAGACTGGCCGTATCACCCGTTGAAGGGTCGGTGATCGTGACCGTTCCGGCGCCAGGTGGGGCGGTATAGGTGAGCGTGGCCGATGTGGCCGAGGTAACGGTTTGCGCCGCGATCGTCCCGCCCGACGCGGTGAAAATGGGCGAACCGGGCGTTCCCGCTGTCCACGAAGTACCCGTCCCGGTCAGCGTCAGCGTGTTGCCGGTGGATGACGCCGCTACGCTGGTTGGCGAGACCGAGAGGGTTGACGACGCAAGATTGTCGAGCGCGACGTTATTGATCGTCGCGTCGCCGGCGCCGTTCGAATTATTGTAGAAGCCGAAATACCCGGCGCCGGTAAACGTCGTATCGCTGATCGTGCCGTCCCACGACGTGGGTTCCGTGGCGCCAAAATCCCACAGCTTGAAATAGATCGTGGAGCCCTGAATCCGGGCGCGCACGCTCCACATCGTGCCGGGGTTGGCTGACTGGAGTCCGGTAATAGGACCGCTCGACGGAATCGTGCCGATCTGGGTTGCCGAGCCGGAAACGATTTTATAGACCACCCACGAAGTCAGGCCGGTATTGTTGGGGATAACGACGTAGCCGTTCTGAAGCTCGGCGTCGGTGCGAAGATAGACGCCGATGAAAAATGCTTGATAATTAACGTCATAGCGGACTTCCATGTCCGCCAATGGGCCGCCATCCGTGCAGACGACCTTGTTGCCGTCGTCAGAGCCGCCGATCAGCGCATAGGTTGAACCCGTGACAGGATTGGTCGCGGTGACGGACCATGCGCCCGTAATGTTCGTCCACCCGGAAGGGAGAGACCCGACGCTGGTCCCGCTAAAATTTTGCGAGTAAACAATGGTCATTATTTACTCCCCCAAAAGACCGAGATGCTCACTGTCATCCAGTGGATCGTCACGATTTTGGGTTTCACTTGGCTGTGGATCGGGATGCAGGAAATCATCGATCGCCAGGAGCGGCGCGATGCTTTACGGCGGGCATTCATTACGCCCGAGGCGCGCGAAGCCGATCTTTTCGAGAATGGGACAGCCGGCAGTACTGAGGCCGCTTACAGCCCGCGCGCGACTGCCTTTGACCAACGTTGCGGTGGCGTTTCGATCCATCTTCGCGTGGCGATGGACACCACAAAGGTGACACCGATCGATCCGACGATGAAAACAATCAACGAGACGAAGGGATCGTCAAACCGCTGGGCCACCGCGCGCGCCGCGACCAAAATCGGCTCCTGCGTGAGGTAAATCGAAAAGGACATGTTCCCCAGCCACAGCAGCGGCCTTGCGCTGAGAGTGCGTCGCGCCGGACCTTCCAGCGCCGCGCAAACGGGGATCGTCAGTGCCAGTATCGCAACGATGATCAGGTCGGAACCGCGGAATGCTTGCAAGACCACGATCGCGACGATCGCAATCAAAAGACATAAGGGCGGCCGCCACGTCGCCCAAGCGCGCCATCGGTATAGCAGCATGCCGATCGCGAATTCGGCCGCGCAGCGCATAAACGGTCGGCAGGAATTCGCACGCGCGATATCCATGTTATCGTCATGCGCAAACCATAGCCAAGCACAGGTCGCTGCCGCGATAGCGAGCACGCATAGCGCCACTGACGCCCTCGGCCTTAGTGTCAGCGCGACAAAGACGGGAAAGGCCAGATTGGTCAGCCACTCGGTGCTGATCGACCAAGCCGGTCCATCGATTGATCGCGAATAATCCCCAACGAAAGGCCAGTGGTGAACCAGCATCATCTCCACCAGGATTTGACCCGGCGGGTAGCGCACGCCCACAAACACGGCGCACAGCACCGTCGCGCCGACCATCGTCACGTTGAGCGGAAACAGCCGCGCCGCGCGGATGAATACGAATTGCAGCCAGGGTTTCCAGGCGAAGCCAAGGCTTCCATACCGCGCCGCGAGAATGAAGCCGCTGAGCATGAAGAAGAAATCGACGCCTAGATAGCCTCGGCTGAACGCAGGCCACGGGCGCGTTCCGCCGGGAGCCCATGCGTCGAGGTGATAGGCAAGCACCCACAGCGCCGCCATACCGCGCATCGATGTCAGCGCTTTGATTTCCCTCATGAAGGCGAACTTAGCATCGGCGTAGCGCTTGTGGCCATTGCGGCGCAGCCACTAAAACCCATCAAGCAAAGGCGGTGCGGGCGGCCTTGCCGTGGACGGACACGGCGGTTCTGAACCTGGTGTTCGCGATCCCGCTGATCACGCTGTTCGCCATGTTCTCATGGCATGGGCCTGAGAAATGGGTGTTGCGGCAGCGCAAGCGGTTTTCGTTCGTCGCGCGGGTGCGCGGGGTGGAAGGGCCGGGCGAAAGCGCGGTGGGCGCGCCGGCGGGGGATAAGGTTGCGTGATTTTGGGTCGCGGTTGGCGGATGGGGAGGGCTTTCACCCTCACCCTAGCCCTCCCCCATCGAGGGGGTGGGGATATGATTGGAGCCTCTCCCAAACGAAGAAGCTTATGACGCCGGCGGCGTATCGGCGGCCGGCGTTGGCTCGGCGGGGATATTCTTCGCGCCGGACCTTCGCCTGGATGCCGGGACGATTCGATAAGCGCCTTCGCCACGGCCATGACAGGAACGCTTAAGAATGCCAGACCGAGAATTGTCGACCCCATGTACATAGATACAACGGCGCCAAGCATCGCCACCGCCGTCGTTGCGAAGCCGAGATAGCTGCCCCGCTTTTGATCGGCATGGGTCATGGCGCGGATTTCCCGGGCCTCACCAATTTGGGCCTTTTGAAGTTCCTCCGCCATTTTGATCAGCCGGTCGAAGGTCCCGGGCAAAATCTTTTCGTACCGTTCAACTGCGTCCGGTGGGGGATATGGACCCTGCCAAGATTGCATAATCTATTGAACTTGAGCCGTCTGCATCGCTAGCGATAGATTCGGCACGCCCGCCATTACGATGGGCTGTGCAAAATTAATGGGCACGCCGCGCTGCGCCATGATCTGCGCTTGCAGCATGGCCTGTTGTTGCGGCGTCAACGATTGAGGCGGCGCGGAAGGAGGCCCGTCCCGCGGCGAATCAGGTTGCGGCGGGACTGGTTCCGGCGGTTGGCTGTCCGTCATCCGATGCTTGTGCGTATGAATGGCCCAGGGCAAATCCCACCTGGGTGAAACTGAGCGGGACGCTATAATTACCGAGATAGGGGTAATACGTCACGGCGCGGCATAAACCGACACGGGACTTGCAAGCCCCGTCCAGAAAGCAGCCCAAAATACCGAGTTGCGATTTATCGCCATAACATCGACGCCATTAAGATGCGGAAGCCTTCCGGACGTCTCACCCACCGAACGAAGCCCGGTCATCGGCCGTTCCTTTAGCCAATCCTGACAAATTCATAAACAGGCAAGCTCGTCCGACAGACGTATGAGTCATATATCGGCTCTTTCATATCGATTGCAAAGCTGAAAAAATACGGGCGGACTGGTTCGGCCTTCGCGGACGGTTTTGTAGTAATCCCCCGTTGGTTCCGCACCCTCACCCTAGCCCTCCCCCATCGAGGGGGTGGGGATACGATCGGGCTCGGATTTGGGGGCGGTTTCGGGCGCGGCGCGGGCCAGGACGTGGCGGACGGATTTGGCGAGGAGGGTTGCCTCGTCACCCGTGATGGGGTGGGTTTTGCCGTCGATGGTGACGCGCATGCCGGGAAAGGAGCCGGCGATGGCGCGTTTCCAACTGACCTGGATGCCGCGCCGATGGATCGCGTTCACGTCGACAACCCAATCGTTCTCTTTCAGCATGTTTTGGGCCAGGATTTCCATCCCGCTTTTGGGCGTCGTCCATCCCATCTTGGACAGCGCGGGCTTACCCTCGACCGCCGCCGCCGCTGGGGCTCGGCGCGCCTTGGTCAGCAGCCATGAGATCAGCGGGAGACGCATTGCGGTCAAGCATCCTTGATGACGGTTCGTTTACGCTATTTTAACATCACCCCGTGCGTCGGCATAGCGCATTCGCGCGGTCATCGAAGCGAGGCGATAGTTTCGGGACGGGTCCTTTTGGAGACGGTTTTAGCCACAGATTGCACAGATTTAGGCGGATTAAATCCCTTGAAGTTCACCACCAAGGCACGAAGACACGAAGGAAAGCCAAATCCGTCGCCTGCGGCGCTTAAAGCGCGCGCAGCGAATATTGCTTTCTCTTACTTGGCGTCTTTGTGTCTTGGTGGTGAAATTTCATTTTCATAAATCTGCGTTAATCCATGTCATCCGTGGCTAAGCAAACCTCTTATTCACTGGATTGTTTTTTATACCAGTCGATCAGGCCGGTGGTTCGGTCAGCCAGCGCGAGTTCGGTTATGGCCCAGACGAGGGCGTCCAGGCGGTCCGGCGAATGGTCGGCGCCGGTGGGGACCCAGTTGCACATCTGATCCTCCAGAATGGGGAAGCCGCCGACATGTTTGACGCGGCCCTGTTCGTAGAGGGCCGATACGGGCTCGGCCCGAATGCGCTTGCCCTTGCTGGCGGAGACGGCCTTGAAGGCGGCGCGGTCGCTGACCGTGCGGATGGTGAGGGCCACCAGATCGCCGCCGTTGTTCACCTCGGCCACGATGCGGTCCGCGTTGCAGCGTTCATAGAGGTTGACCGCGCGGCGGGCCCATTGGTCGGCCGAGAAGCGGCCCGAGGCGTCCTCCATGACATAGGCGCGGCCGTCGACGCCAAGGCCGGCGACGATGATGCCGGTCTCGTCCGATTGCTCGGTCGCGGTGACGGCGGGGTCGACCGCGACCACGATGCGCGTCATCTCCGGCCGATCCAAAGGCGTGATGCGGGCGGATTCGACCATGGCGCGGGTCCACAACGCGCCATCCGCCTGCTCCAGCAGCTCGGCGTAGATCTCCTGCCGGCCGAGGCGCGTGCCTTCATATTTGCCGAGAATGGCGGTGAGGAAGGATTCGGGCAGGTTATCGCCATTGTCATGGGTCGAGCCGCTGGTGACCCGGGTGGTGGCGGCGCGGGCGAGCTGCCGGATGAGGCGCAGCGGTTTGGGCGTGGTGGTGACGATGGCGCGCGGGCGGGGTCCGAGGCGCAGGCCCATCATCAGCATGTCCCAGGCGTAATCGGGGTAGCGCCAGGACGCCAGCTCATCCGCCCAGGCGAGATCGTGCTGCGGACCGCGCAGGCGTTCGGGCTCATCCGCGGAATAGCAGAAGGCGACGGCGCCCTGTTCGGGCCACAGGATGCGGCGCTTCGACGGCTCATAGACCGGGCGCGCCTGGTCCTTGGAGATGGCGAGGAGGCCGCTGTGCCCCTCCACCATCACGTCGCGGACATCGGCGGCGGTGGGCGCGACCAGGGCGACGCGATGGACGCGGCCGGACAGGATTTCGGCCCGCACGGCCTCTGCCCCGGAGCGGGTTTTGCCGAAGCCGCGGCCGGCGAGCAGAAGCCAGACCAGCCAATCGGCATCGGTGGGCGGGCGTTGTTCGTAGCGGGCGACGAGCGTCAT